TTTCCACGCTCTCATCTCCTCCTGGAGCTGATTGGTATGTTCCCGATCGCTCTCAAAAAATCCGATTACATGCTGTCGTCTGTATGCGCTGATTGCCTGCCATTCTTCCCGGCTGGCGATGTCTCTGCCAGTCCTTGCTTTAAAGTCTTTTTGCTCCCACTTATCCAGTTCCGTCTCATACATACTTTTTACATAGTCATTGTCGGTATAAATCGCAACTTGGCAATTTTTATTTAATTTTCCCAGCGCCTCGACTGTTGCCTTTAACACCGCCTCGTTATAGGTTAATCTCACTGATCTGAGCGTAAATCTTGTTTCCGTCCTCCCGTCTTTGCGTATGTACTCCAGGAGGAAGCAGTATCTCCGCTCTAAGCGCTGCGGCGCTTTTTTATCCGCCTCGATGTATATGTTTACCTTGTACACTCGTATCCCCCCCTATCTTGATTAATGTGTAGTATCTATATGGGTATCCGGTTACTGGATTGATCCCCTCCACAATGGATGTCTTGTCCATATAATAGCCTTTTGGAGGCTTGATCTCCTTTTGCCAGGTCCTGCGTTTCATTATCTTGGTTTCCGGATCGCGCTCTATCAGATTCCGTGACCGGGAATACGGCTCGCCCTGAGATGTATCTGATCTCTTGGCAATGTACTCCGCCAGATCCTGAAAGCCTCCCTCCTCATACAATAGCTGCAGGTGGACTCGTCCTTTTTTCCATTGCTTCGCGAGGAGTAGATCTCCTCCGTCAATCCGGTTTATGATCGCATGCGCATGTATGGCTCCTCTCGCTCCCTGCTCCATCTTTAGGATCCATTTTAACTGCTTGTCCTGCTTTTTATAGTGATACTTTAATCTGTTTAATAGATTGGACATGTCCTTTTTGGCCGTCTCCATGTCTTTTGGTCTGTCAGATGGTCTATATGTAAAAGTCAGCCAGTAATCTCCTTCCCCGAAGTTCCACTTGATCAGTCTTCTTACCTTTCTCACTTTCATCCACTGGTTCTGCTTCTTAATCTGCTCCGGAGTGGCTTTCTTTTTCTTTTCCCGCTTCTGTCCTGGTGCTCCATATCTCCCGGTGTGCTTCTCTTCTACCTCCATAGAGTCCTTAAAGGTCCATATATCCCTCTTGTACATTTTCTGCCTCCCTTAGTCGTAAGTTTAATATCCTAATCAAGTTTAAAAAGAGGTTCTTTCCTCTTCATTTTCTTGACATCCTGCCATACAAACTTTATACTAAAGGTGATTATTCAAAGCTGTATAGCTTACCCCTACGGTTCTCCCAAATCGTAGGGGTTTTCTTTTTCCAAATTTTCCAACAATTTTTCTGCTTCCGTCTTTACATAACGCAGCATTTGTATTGTTTCTTTCCTGGTCTCTTCCAGGTGCTCCTTTGGGGTTTTATATTTGCTCAGATTCGTGTATAGGCTTTCCAGTAGCTTTCTGTTTTGCGTTTCTGCAGTATCTAAATACTTTGATATCGTCCTTAAGTTTCCTCGACTCAGCGCCTCATTAAACGCATATCTGATTGCTCGTTCGACCGCTCCGCAGGTTACTTTGTATTTCATGGCTACTTTCTCGTAAAGCATCATCGTCTTGACCGTTTTCCATTCCCAGCTTTCCTCAAACAATTCCATGATGTATACAATATACTGAGCGCCTTTTAAGTGCATTCCGATTCCCATTTCAGGCAAAATCTTCTCAGCTTTTTCCCTTATCATTTGACTTTCCTTCTTTTTCCCTTTATAATTAAATTGGATTATTACTTGAGCGCATTATCGGTTCCCCAACCGTGCGCTCTTTTTTACTGGGTGAGTAATATCAATCAGCTTCAATTCCTCTAATCCCTTCTTTTCTCGTTCCGGGAAGGGAATGATTTTCGCCTTTGGCTCTGTTCTCTTCTCATATGTTTCAAGTTTTTCATGTTTTTTGAAAAATCCTAAAATACTCATTTATGCCGTCCTTTCTCTTTGCTCTCTTTCTGCTTTTGTGATAATTGCCGCAAAATTATTTATTCTTTCTTGCGCTTTTTCTGGTGTTACATCTTTACAGCAGCTATCATCTATCCTAATTACTGCGCTTCCATTTTTTATTGTTTTTGTGATCATGGCATTACCTCCTTGCTAATGCTTATGTAGCACAGCAAGTACAACTTACCCTTGTACTTGCTGTATTTTTTTATTTTTCTGTCACGACAGTATCTGCTCCCTGCACTTCTACCCATCCGTGCTCTTTTCTCGCCTCTGCTTCTTTCATCCGGATCAGCTCATCTGTGATGGATTGGCTCACGATTCGGTTGGATTCTGCTTCTGCCTCTGCATTTGTGATCGTAACTGCTTTATCCGCCTCTGCTTTTGCTTTATTAGCTTCTCCCTGCGCAATGGCAGTCTGCTTATCGAGTTCTGCTTTCTCAGCATCCTGCTTCGCCTGTTCTTTTGCCTGCACTTTCTTTTGCAGTTCTTCGTCTAACTGGACATCAATAATCAGCGCAGACTGTACTTCGATTCCGTATTCACCTTTCAGTTTTTCATTCAGATATTTCGTAATCTCAGCTCCTACTTCTGATCTTTTTGTGCTGTAAATATCCATTACTGTAAACTTCGGAGTTACCTCTTTTATGTAGGCAATAATAGAGTTTTTTACTTTAGACTCTACGATCTCCTCTCCATCCATCCCATTAAATTTCTCATAGAGTGATGTCACTCTTTCCGGGATGAAATTGTAGTTTACGGTCATATTCATTTTCACCATACCGCCATCTGCCGGGGCATCCACATGAGTATCTTTTTCCAACTTTTTCTCATTGAAGTCTGCCGCGTTGTTGCTTAAAACAAGTTGCTGCTGTGAGACCGGATAATCTTTTACTTTTGCCAGTGGTCCTACAAATTGGAATCCTGGACCTAAAGTCTTTTCCTTTACCCCACTTTTTGCAGTGTATACAACACCTACTTCTCCTTGCCCCACATAAGTTCCGGACATTGCCACGTAAACTCCTGCTGCCACAACCGCTACTGCGATGATGGCTCCTACAATTTTTGCTTTCATTCTTCCTGCTCCTTTACTTTTTCTTTAATCTTTTTATGTGTTTCTTTTTCTATTTCAAAGACACTTTCTCGTCTTTTAATAGCAATGTACACTCTGCTCCACGCCCACCAGACGCAAATTCCAGCGGATGCGAAGAGTAATGTTGTTAATGCAAATATTGCGATTCTTCCCATATCTCTTTACCTTTCCACGAAATAATCTACTGTTACCCCGAAAAACTTCGCTACTTTTGCTATGTTTTCCAATGATGGAGAGGATTTTTTCCATCCCTTTATCGTCTTGTTTCCAAAGCCCAGCTGTTTTTCAAGAGTTCTTATCTGTATCCCTCTTTCTTCAGCTAATTTTTCTATTTTTTCATATACCATTTTCTTACCTCTATGGACTTTTCTTTCATTTCTTGTTACAATGTCTTTGTTACCTTTAGATAATTTTCTAATGGCATTTGCCGGAAAGGAGCTTATTAAGGAGTAACATTTTATCAAGGGCGCAGGGAATAATCATTAAGAAAGGAGTTTGCGAAGGTACGTTTCTTATGATTCGTTATTTACTTTCGTAATAATGGTTTGTGCCATTATTACGGCAGTAAATTATCGCAAGTAGCGATAAACTTTGTATATTTCTTTTTTACCCTGCGTTATATCCCGGCAGCTTATGTTGCCGGGCTTTTTTATTTTTCTCCTCTCCGGCGATGCAGCTCTCTTTTAAAGGAGCTGCAAAGGAACAACGAAGTGTGAATATGTGTATGAGTAGATTTTAGAAGGAATTTTAACAATGGGCTTTAATGTACTATTCACTAAGGCTACCTGCTGCCTTTTCTTCGTTGTTCCTTTGCAACTCCTTTCTTCTCCTATTGCATTTCACTTATTCTTTAATTACTTGCCAATCATCTGCAATCAAATCGTCTGCAGTTGGGTTCCAATATCTTGATTGTCGATGATTTGATCCGACTGTATAAATAATGCAGCAATCATATGAATTTGTCGGCTTTATACGCGTATTGCTCTCCAGTGTACTTTTTCTTATGATGCTCCCATTTTCTTCAATCGCTTTTCTTACAGCTTCATCTATGTGCATTTTCTCCTCCTATCCTGCGCATGTGCTCCGCGCATAAATCAAATTTTTTCCAGTGATCTAGCATCTATACCCTTCCTTTCTTCACATTCCTCTAATACGATCTTTACTTTTGTAGGAGCGCGATAAAGAATCGCTGATGCTTCTTCTATATGTTTCTTTGCTTCCTCTAAATCCTTTAAAATTTCGTTTTTTCCCTCTATTTTAATAATCATTTTTCTTACCTCGCTTTATTGATTTTTTCATTTCATTCTCCTATACTTTGATTACAGGCATCTGCCAATGCCGAGTAACGTAGAAAGGAGTGATATCATGTATGACGAAATTAGTTTAGAGCAGCGTACACATGATTTAGCTGTTGCTGCTACTATCCTTTATTACCAACAACAAAATATAGAGATCAATGAATCTAATGCTTTTGAGTATGGTATGAAGTACAGAAGTTTGTTAAATCAAATTCGCAAGTCTATGGATGAAGGAAAGAGTGATTTACGATAATCTTTCCTTCGATAGACATTCTTCTACCTTTTGATCAATAGCGATCGGCAGAGCGGTTTTTAGCATTTGCAATTCTTTTAATGTGATTCCTTTTTTCGTACACATTTCTATAATTTCTTTTGCTAAACACTCTGCATTTCTATAACTTTTCATTACATCCACTTTTTTCTCCTCCTATCTTACTTTTCTGCACATGTTGGTCACTATATGTGACATTCTTTGTCAAAAAAAATTTCTTGTACAGTTCTTTTATAGAAATTAGCTAACTTAATTTTGATACCATCTCTTGGAATCCTTTCGCCATTTTCATACATTGCGATTGCTGATATGCTAACCCCTATCTCAGAAGCAACTAGTTCTCTTGGTGTCTCTCCGCGCAGTTTCAATAGTCTACTTCCAATCTCTTTTGCGTCAATCATATATGTCTCCCCTTTCGTAATCTTTTTTACTGTGTAATATTATAATATCACTCGTCACGAATCGTGTCAACACAAAATGTGACATTTTCATTTACTTCTTTCACGAAATGTGATAATTTATATTAAAAGAGGTGATATAAATGGGAGATTTCAATAAAATACTAAAATCATTAAGAATATCAAAAGGATTAACTCAGGATGAGCTTTCTAAAGTTCTAAAGGTTTCGAGAAGCACCGTAGGTATGTATGAAAAAGGTGATAGAGAACCTGATTATGAAACATTAGAATCTATAGCTGACTATTTTAATGTAAGCATTGATTATTTGTTAGGAAGAGAAAAAACTACAGTTAGACTTATCAATCCTATTACTACTATTGCTGCTCACTTTGATGGTACTGAATATACAGAAGAGCAGCTTGATAGAATAAAGGCTTTTGCCGCTTTTATTAAGACGGAAGAGAAAAAATAATTGGAGGGATTACTTTGAATAAATACGAGGAATTGCTTCAAGATGCAGCTGATAATAATGTGCGTGTTTATGATTCCTTCGATTTGAACGGAAACGACAATGTAATCGAAAAAATAGATGGACTTTATATTGATGGGCATATCGCCCTAGATAAAGGTTTAAAAACAACCGCTGAAAAAGCTTGTGTCCTTGCCGAAGAGCTTGGGCATCATTATACTTCTTACGGGAATATGATAGATATGAATAATCTTTATAATCGTAAACAAGAACGACAGGCTCGGTTACAAGGATATAACCGAATGATCGGTCTATGCGGAATTGTATCAGCATTCAAAGCCGGATGTCAAAATAGATTTGAAGTTGCGGAGCATTTACATGTTACAGAAGAATACTTGCAAGAGGCTATTGACTGTTATACTGGGAAATATGGCGAATATGCTACTTTAGATAATTACATTATTTATTTTATTCCTTATCTAGGAGTTATGGAAATGATATAATCGCTTCAGTGTTTATATAAAGTAAAAATAAGATGATAGAATTGAGGTTAAAGGATTTTCAATAATTCTTGAGAAATTAAATTACTAAATTAAACTTGAATACTTGACAAGGCTTCTGCATATGATATAATGTAGCTAATTAGCAAATGACTGGTGTCCGGTCACAAAAAAGCCTTGAGTTTATACTCGGGCTTTTTTTGTTATAAGGAGATTTTATGAAAAAAGAGTTTTTATTCGCAACCCCTGAAGAACAATTGTCAAAATTAATATCACAAGATTTGGCCATTAACAATATGGATTTTGCCAAAATGGCGCTTCAGACTTATGGATATTATAATATTATAAACAGTTACAAGGAACCTTATCTACGTCCTGATTGCACTGACGAGAAAAAATATATGCCCGGCGTTTCCTTTGAGCAAATATTTTCTCTTTTTCAGTTGGATCATGTTCTTAGAAATTCTATAATGACTGCAATGTTAGATTTGGAAGAGCATCTTCGCGCCATAAGCGCAGAAATAATATCAAAATATTTTGGAACTAACCCAGAAACTTATTTAAATTTTAATAATTATAGAGATCGCTTTGTAAAGGACTCTCGTTTTTCATTGTCTAGCATTCTTAATGATTTAAAAAAGAAAGTAGCCAAAAGTAATCGAGATCCAATAAAATACTACCGCGATGTCTATGATTGCGTCCCTCCGTGGGTTTTATTTAAAGATACATATTTAAGCACATTAGTAAACTTTATTCGTTTATTTAAAAAACAACAAAAAATAGACTTTGTTTGCAAAATTTATGGAGTTCCTCCTGATATTGCTCAAATGGACTCCGTAATCAACCTTATGACTGATACTTTATTCATTTGTCTCGAATACCGAAACTTAGCTGCTCACGGTGGGCGTGTCTATAATTATATTCCTAATAGTAAAACGAGATTAAATAATAAAAGTAGTCGTGATTTAGAAAATTTAATAGATAATTTCAATGACAGAAAAAATTCATATGGTTTGGCAAGCTTATTATTTCTTTTAAATCTTTTTAAATATAAACAACCGTTTGAAGTTATCCGATCAACATTGATTCAGGAAGTAAATCGTCATTGCAACATATATCCTCAAGATGTTCCTATCCTTGCAAATATTACTGGGACCCAAATATCTCAAGAATACACTGTTTGGATTTCTAAAACTTCAAAGAAATATCATTCAAATCCATTTTGTTCAGGATTGTCTAATCAATTTTCAATCCCATTAGACGAGGCTGAACGTTTGGGATATGAACCTTGTAAACGTTGCAACTAAATAAAACCGCCCCTGCGCCAACAGGAACGGTTCAAAATTGTTAAACACTACGCCAATAGTGTTTAACCCTCGTAATAAATACAAGGTCGTATATAACGCACACATCTCGAAGATGCGTACAATACTCACCGCATATATTGTATCATCTTCGGACAGCTATCGCAATCGGAACATACTTTCGATGGCTGTTATTTTTGTACTCATTTTTAATATAATTTACAAAGGAGATTGATATAATGTCTTATTTAATTTATTTGCGAAAGAGTCGCAAGGATCTTGAAAACCCTTTTATGACCACCGAAGAGATTTTGAACCGGCATGAATGTATTCTTCTTGATCTTGCAAAAAAGATGAATCTTTCTATCGGTGACATCTACCGCGAAATCGTATCCGGTGATAGCATTTCTGCTCGTCCCGTTATGCAAAAACTTCTCCGTGAAGTGGAGTCTGGGATGTGGGAAGGTGTCCTTGTTGTGGAGGTGGAACGTCTCGCTCGTGGCGATACCGTGGATCAGGGTATTGTGCAGCGTACTTTCCAATACTCCGAAACATTGATCATCACTCCGCAAAAAACATACAATCCTTCCAGCGAATCAGATCAAACCTTTTTTGAATTTGGCTTATTTATGAGCCGCCAGGAGTATAAGACTATTAAGCGTAGACTTAAAAGCGGCGTAATGTCCGCAGTTCGAGAAGGGAAGTGGCCATATAATTCTACTCCTTATGGTTATCGCCGTTATAAGTTGGAAAACCAGAAGGGTTGGAGTCTGGAATTTGATGATCAGGAGCGTCCGATTGCAGAATTGATCTACCGTCTTTTTGTTGATGAAAAGAAGGGATTTGGATATATCTCTGATTATCTGGAAGCGCACAATATAAAATCCCGGACCGGCGGAAGGTTTACCGATAGCTTTCTTCGAGATTTTATTCGTAATCCGGTAAATGACGGGAAAGTATTTTACGGCAGGCGAAAAGTCGTTACGAAAATTGTAAACGGTTCTTCCGTCCGCACTCGCCCGCGTGCAGATGAATACATAGAGGTAGATGGACTTCATGATCCGCTAATCCCTCATGATCTGTTCCTAAAAGCTCAAGAAAGATTCCATACGAGCACTCCTCGCAAACCGTCTACTTATACCGTAAAGAATCCTTTTTCCGGTCTTCTCGTCTGTTCTGAGTGTGGTCGGAAATTGCAGCGTAGACCCGCTTCTGCTTCTAAGCGTGGCGTTCCCTACGATATGCTGATGTGTAATACAAGAGGATGCCCTACCATCGGGAGTGCGGTAGAAGTAGTAGAGAGAGAAGTTCTTCGTGCACTCGAAGACATTGTTCGCGGATACGAAGCAGATGTTCCCTCTGTGCCCTCTCTCGTCCCACAGAAGGAAGAATTGCTGCATAATGCAATTCTGCACCGTGCTGATCTAAATAAGCAGCAAGAGCGAATCTATACTCTTTTAGAGCAAGGGATTTACAGTACTGATGTTTTCCTGGATCGCTCGAAAGCCCTGGAAAGCCAAATGCAGGAAGTAGAACATAGCATCGAGATCTTTAAAAAAGAGCTGGAAGAAGAGAAGATAAAGTATGATAACTGGAAGAGCTTTGTACCTACTTGTAAGCAGCTATTAGAGATATATTGGACACTTACTCCAGATGCAAGGAATGCAGCTCTAAAAGAAGTGATTGATCGGATTGAATACAAGAAATTAACGCGAAATCCAAAGGGAATGTATGATGTCGCAGCTTTTGAGCTTACACTGTACCCGAAAATCCCTTCGAAATCCTAGTTTTTTGTTTGTTTATATTACTGATAACATCACGGTACTGACGAGCTTGCTCATATGGAGATGATCTGCGCAATCATATACCAACTGACGAAAGATCTGACTCCGGAACAGATCAAAGAATCTGGCTTTGACAAATATTATGTCGACCATACTCTCGCACTCTGGCCTCAGTCTGCCGGAGGAACACCTTGGACTGCAACTTATTTCCAATCCAAAGGGGATCCAATCACTGACCTCCATGAAGATATGGCCGCAGAGCAGAAAGCTCGAACCACTTACGACAATATTCTCCGGTTGGTGAAAGATCCTGAAATCTGCGAACCAATCCGTTTTCTACGGGAACGTGAGATTGTTCATTATCAGCGTTTCGGTGAAAGTCTCCGAATCGTTCAAGATCATTTGGACAGCAAAAACTTCTATGCGTTCAATCCTGAATTTGATATGAAATCTTGCTTCAAGTGCGACACTGAATAACATTCTAAAAGAGAAAGAGCATCCTTCTAAGAAAACCATTCATGGAAATGTTTTCGTTTTCTGAAGGATGCTCTTTTTTATTATTTTCTTTTCCTACCTCTTTGGAATTGCTGTTTCAGTCTGTTTTTCACTCAAGACAACTTCCACTTCTTTTTCTTCATATGAACCGTCTTTTCCCGGCATCTCTACCGTCAGTGTCACAGTTTCTCCCACACGGTAGTAAGAAAGTAAATTCTGGAGTGTTGTCATACTGTCTACACTGCTTCCGTCAAGCTCTGTAATGACTCCGCCACGCACAAGTCCTGCTTTCTCCGCCCCGGTTCCTTCGATGACATTTCTGATATAAACACCGGTCGGCATACCGTATAATTCGGCACTTTCTGCCTCCACGTTTGTGATTTCAACTCCTAAAAATCCTCTCTCATCTTCCGGTACCTGCTCCCTTGTTTCTTTGTTCATCAAAGTTGTGATCGTCTCATTTGCATCAGAAATTGGAATTGCATATCCCATTCCTTCTACCGCATCGCTGCTTACTTTCACTGTATTGATTCCGATCACCTCTCCATTCGCATTGACAAGGGCTCCACCACTGTTTCCCGGATTGATTGCAGCATCTGTCTGAATCAATTCTGCATCAAATCCTTCCATATCAATCTGTCTGTTCAATGCACTGACAATTCCTGTTGTCACTGACTGTCCATAACCAAGTGCATTTCCAATTGCAATTACCGGCTCCCCTACTTGAAGCTTTGTGGAATCTCCCAAGGTTGCTACTTTGATTTCTCCCATCGTCTCTTCTTCGATGTTCTCCAGTGGAACCGCAATGACTGCAAGGTCTCTTGATGCATCTGTTCCTTTAATCTTTGCTTCTGCACTTGACTCATTGATGAAGCTGACAGTCAATGTTGTACTTCCTTCCACAACATGATTGTTTGTCGCGATCAAAAGTTCTGTGTCATTTTGTCCGACAATGATTCCTGAACCGCTGCTTTGTACTTCCTGACTGCTTGTTCCTCCAAAGAAACTTTGTACTTGCTGTACACTCATATTTGTGATAGATACAACCGACGGCATCACACTGTTTACTACTTCTGACACGTCAGATGTCACTGTGCTTGATGTTCTTGTCAAAGATGTACTGTCGACCTTCTTCTCAGAAGATTTTTCTGTCTTTACTTTTTCTCCGAAAAGAGCATTTCCCACGAAATTTGTTGTCTGAAACGCCGCACTTGCAATCACGCCAAATGCAACTGCAAAACAGAGCCCTCCTGCAATTTTCGCTACTTTTTTATGATCTCGCGGTTTCTTTTCTTTTTTTCTGTGAGAAAAATCTGGGTCTGTCTGTCCGAAATGAAAATCCGGTCCTCCATTCCCCGTTGCCTGATTTTGAAACTGATCATTTGGTGTATTATAATTATATTGATTATCCATAAACAAGTCTCCCTTCCTTTTCACATATTCTTTCGCTTTTGTGATTATCAGTATAAGCGATATTTGTGATGGAATTGTGTTCTCTTCGTTAAAAAAAAGTGTTTTTAGATCTTGTTTATTCTACTGTCACCGATTTTGCGAGATTTCTCGGCTTATCCACATCGCATCCTCTTCCGACTGACACATAATATCCAAATAACTGCAGCGGAATGATCGCAAGTGAATTTGTAAAGTATTTATTTGTTTTCGGGATATAGAGAACGTAATCGGCGGCTCTCTCTACTTCCGTATTGCCTTCATTTGTAATTGCAAGAACAAAAGCACCTCTCGTCCTTACCTCAACCATATTGCTGATCATTTTCTTGTACAGATTTTCCTGTGTCAATACCGCTGCCACAAGTGTTCCTTCCTCGATCAGAGAAATCGTTCCATGTTTCAATTCTCCTGCCGCATAGGCTTCTGAATGGATATAGGAAATCTCTTTTAACTTTAAAGATCCCTCCATCGAAATCGCATAGTCAATTCCACGCCCGATAAAAAATATGTCCTTTGCAGCCAGATATCTGTTTGCAAATTTCTGAACTTTCTCCTGTTGCTTTAAGAGTACTTCTACCTGTTTTGGAAGTTTTCTTAAATCTGACAACATTTCTCTTTGCAATTCTGGTGTTATTTTCCCCCTCACGCCCGCAAATTTCATTGCAAGGAGATACAGTGCTGCAAGCTGAGAGGAATATGCCTTCGTAGTAGCGACTGCAATCTCCGGTCCTGCCCATGTATACATCACATTGTCCGCTTCCCTTGCAATCGAACTTCCCACAACATTGACAATCCCAAGTACCTTACTTCCTTTTCTCTTTGCTTCGCGCAATGCCGCCAGTGAATCCGCCGTTTCTCCTGACTGACTGATGATCAGTACAAGTGTACCTTCTCCAAGGATTGGATCCCGATATCGAAATTCCGATGCAACATCTACCTCGACCGGAATTCTTGCCAGCCCTTCAAAAATGTACTTGCTCGTAACACCTGCGTGATATGCTGATCCACAGGCAACGATCATAATTTTTTGAATGCTTTTGATTTCCTCATCACTCATACCTAATTCTTCAATCACAATCTGTTCTTCTTTGATCCTCGGTGCAACAGTATCTGTAATTGCTTTTGGCTGTTCATACATTTCTTTCAGCATAAAATGCTCATATCCGCCCTTTTCTGCCGCATCTACATCCCACTCAATTCTTGTTGTTGTTTTCTCAATTGGTTCTTCATCCGCTGTAAAAAATGACAGTTCTTCTTTTGTCATCTTTACAATCTCCTCATTTTCAATAAACACCACATCTCTTGTATATTTCAAGACAGCAGGAACATCAGATGCAATGATATTTCCACCGTCTGTACGCCCTACGATCAGCGGGCTGTCTTTTCTCACAGCGTAAAGTTCTCCCGGATGATCTTTGAACAAAATTCCAAGTGCATAAGAGCCTTCCATTCGATGCATGATCTTTGTAATCGCCTCCAACGGATTGCCTTTGTAATAATCATCCAAAAGATGCGCGATCACTTCCGTGTCTGTCTCCGATTGGAACTCATATCCTTTTTTCTCTAATTTCTTCTTGAGTTTCAAATAATTCTCAATAATTCCATTATGTACTACCACAATACTTTCTTCCTTGTTGACATGTGGATGTGCATTCTGATCCGATGGTGAACCATGTGTCGCCCATCTCGTATGCCCAATCCCACTTGTCCCCGGAAGACCTTTCCCCTCTTGTGTCAATTCACTCAACACATGTAATCTTCCTCTAGACTTTGCAACTGCGATCTCCGCTCCGTTATAGACAGCAATCCCCGCAGAATCATATCCTCGGTATTCCAACTTGGATAATCCATCTAACAGTATCGGTGCCGCCTGTTCATTTCCTATATATCCTACAATCCCACACATGGTATAAGTCCTCCTTTTTTGCACAAACATCCGTTTTTTTTGCATTTTCGTGTTGTATTGTAGCAAGAATATCGAATTTTGTAAAGCATTTTCTCAAATAGAAAAGCTG